ACCTGAAGTAAGGGTTTCTTGGGTTTGAGTTTGAGCGCCAGTTACGAAAGCCGGTTGAAAACGATCAACAGTTCCATAAGTACCAAGAGTACTGCTCGTACCCCTCTGAGCCACCTGCATAGCACCATTAATAATCAGGTTGCGTCTGCCCGTAGCGCCTGTGAGCCAACTAGCTGAAGTGCCGTTTGTAACTAAAACGCTACCGCTATTTCCAGACTGTGAAGGCAATGAGCCGTCACCGCTAATCGTTCCAGATACCGTCAGATTACCTGTAAAAGTACCATTAGTAGCTTGCAGCGCTGCACCCGGTGGATGCGTAATGGTAGAAACCGGAGAATTACGATGCACCACATAAATGTTGCCTGTACCGGTAGACGGAGCCGCAGTAAAGGTTAGCGTAGTACCCGAAATTGAATAAGCCGTAGTAGGCTCTTGTTGTACGTTATTGACAAACACCTCTACACCATTAGTGCTAGACGTGCGACTTAACGTAAACGCAACAGTAGAACCATCGCCGTTAAACGTGTCCTTTGTTACTGCGGTAAAACGCTCCGCTGGGGTGTTGCCAAGAAAGCCCATTAGGTGATCTCCAGAATACTCATAATCGCATCAATAGAAGACGCCGTGTCTGATGTGACTTTAATACTGTCATTTGTTGTTAAAACAACTTTCTGATCGCCACCCACAACAACCAAAGACGAACCTGCTGGAATAGGCGCGTCTTTAACCATGTACGTGTCGTTTGAACCATCGTTTAACGTAACGTCAGCCAACACCTGAGAACCGGTGCGATTAGCTAGAGTCAGTCCAATAACCGTTGTTTGTGTTGAAGCTCCAACCGTATACGAACCTACAGCGGTTGCTGACGTGCCGATACTGCGAGATAACTTTCGTGTAAATGTATTTGCCATGATTTACCCCAGTGCAATAGCCAACGCCACTGCTGTACCAGCAGGCTCGCCGCCTAAGTTTGTTAAAGCCTGAGACGCGGTACTTGCACCTGTACCCCCGTCAGCTATAGCTATGTCTGTAATCCCTGAAACGGTACCGCCGGTAATGTTGACCGAAGATGAAGCAAGATTTGCAGTGAAATCTGTAACAGCTGCCGCGGCTCCCGCTCCGTCGCAATAAATAATCTTGGTATCGCCGTTGCCAATGCTTACGTTTGAGCCGGAACCTTGAGAGAAGGTACACGTCTGACCTGAGCTATTTACAACGTAAAAAACTTTATCTTGATCGTTAGGCGAAACAGTGATGGTGCAGCCGGTTGTTGCACCCGTTAACACCAACACTTTATACATGCCGTCACTTAACGTACCGTCAGAAGTGGTTAAAGTGTGGGTAGAACCAGAGCTCGAAAGATCAATCGTACCGACACCATTGAGTGTACGGTCAATAATCTGTAAGTTTGTGTTGGTCGTTGTACCCCAAGTACCAGACTGTTCGCCTGTAGCGATCAGCTCTATACCGGTATTATTTGTGTATGTACTTGGCATATATCACTCCTACGCCGCAATGTCTTTCCAATCAGGTGTTTGCGATGGGTTAACAGTAGTCCATGAAGGGCTCTGCGCGGGCGTGACACCAGACCATCCCGGCGATTGATTCGGAGTAACTTGACCCCAGACAAAGACCGTTCCGAGCTGTCCCGAAGCAGATACCCCAGTTTGAGTAATTGTAGCACCTGCTGCAACCGTGACAGTACCAGTTTGCGTCGATGCAGGCAATCCAGTAGTTGGTACAATTATCTCAATTTTAATATCTGGCGAACCAAGCTCGATGTCACCCAGAACACTGGTTGGGAATACACTTGCTCCGCCGGTTGCCGTTACTGCCTCAACAAAGCCATCATTTGTAAAGGTAGTCGAACCGTTTGCCCCATCAAAATGTAGTAAGACGGGAGTGTTGTCGTCCGCTGTATATGCGGAGGTAGGCGGAGTAAAATTGGTATCCCCATACCGATCCACACTAGATACGCGAAGCTCGTCTATATACCCAGCCCAATTATTCAAGCCGTTAAAGTCAGAGCCAAGGTGTATGGTTGCGGCAGACGCTGTTACGCCAAAAAGAGTGCTACCTTCTTCAACGCCGTTTACAAAAACTCTAAAGTTGTTTCCGAACGGGTCTCCCCTAGTGACAGCAATGTGAACCCAAGTATCTGCCGAAAACACGCTATTTATGTTGAATAGCGTCCCGTTACCTCGAAGAACCAATAAGTTGTCCGATGCCTGTCTAAGAGCTATTGCATCGTTAGACGTAGAATCTCTGCCGTCAAAGAAAATTGCGTCTTGAGTACCGTTAGCGGGTCTTACCCACATATCTATAGTAAGCGGATCACTAGAGAAGTCGTATGTTCCCTGAGACTCCAGATAATCTCCAGAGCCGTCCAAGAGCAAACTTGCCCCGCCAAACTTTGACTGAGCCGTAGATATTTGAGCGTCCCCGACCCCCGAAAAAGCAATAGGCGCAAGCAGAGACGCGCTGGCACTTACGCCGCTTGTTTGAACATTCGCCGCACCCGAAATAGCCGCATCGCCAACAGACCCCGTAGCCGAAGCGCCTGTTGGGTAAACATTTGCTGTACCAACAACAGAGACAGATCCCGTAGCCGTACCCGCAGAAATACCGGTAGGTGGAACAACCGCATTACCAATAGCTGTCGGAGAACCAGTAGCCCCTGTCACTTCGGACCCTGTCGGATAGACATTCGCCGTACCAACAACAGTTACAGATCCGGTAGACAATCCCGCGGAGATGCCGGTAGGTGGTACAACCGCATTACCAATAACGGTTGGAGAACCGGTAGCACCAGTAGCTTCTAAGCCTGTCGGATAGACATTTGCCGCGCCAGTAGCCGTTAAGCTTCCAGTTGCTGGAGTTAGTTCAGATCCTGTCGGATAGACATTCGCCGTACCTGTAGCCGTTAAGCTTCCAGTTGCTGGAGTTAATTCAGATCCTGTCGGGTAGACATTTGCTGTACCCACAACCGTGACAGAGCCGGTAGTAGACCCGGCAGAGATGCCGGTAGGTGGGATATTAGCCGTTCCGGTAGCTGTGCTGGTGCCAGTTGCTCCAGTTGCAGAAACGCCACTAAGTGCAAGATTAGCCGCACCAATAACCGTGACAGAGCCTGTGTTGGAAGAGAGCTCTACCCCGGACGCAGCAACATTTATAGAGATCGCAACCGAAACTGAGCCAACTGAGGTAGTACCTGAAACACCTGTGACACCGACCGAAACCGAAGTTCCGCCCCAAATATCACTACTCCAAGTACCTCTACCCCAGCCGCTCACGGTAAGCCCCCTACATCGCGGCTAGTTATGCAATACGGATAATAGCGTTTGAAGCGTCCGCAGTTGGGAATTGAATAGTGAAAGTACCCGCTGTTGAGGTCTTATCACCACCAAACGCTAGAACCGCTACTGCTTCAGTAGTAGTTGAGCCACCGCCAAAAGTTGTGTTGTAGATCAATGCGCCATTTGCAGTAATTGTTGCGGTAGACCACGAAGCGTCCGCAAAATCACAAACCGCAGTGTCACCGCTCAATACAGGCGTTACTGAAGTCAATGCCTCACCGCCAGCAGTATAACCGGTGCCAGATACTTCACCTGAAGTGGTGTAGTCAGTGGTAGATTTGCTCAAAGTAGCCGACGACGTGTACAAGGCAATATTGAAAGTATGCCCAGACGATGCGGTGAAGTCGTGCTTACCCTGAAGCAGCTCTGTTTTAAAGCTGTTACACAGCGCTTGAGTAATTGCCATTACAGTCTCCTTATGGCTTTTGCTAGTTCTGGATGACCTGCATCCACCAAAGCGTTATATATGGTGACTCGATCAGAACTAATCGCCTCTCGCATATAAAACGAAATTAACATGTGCATTTGCTTACGAAATGCGTGAGCTTGGTCGCGAATAAGCGGGTTAGCGCTATCCGAAACCGAAATCAGTTTGTCCACACAACGCTCTGCAACCTCTTCCGGTGTAAAACCACGGTGGTCCGTAGTGTGCACCTTCACAAGCGGTGTTTCTGGAATATCCATACTTAACGGCTGAAACATTATACCGGATCTCTCCTAATCAGTCCTGCTCGGTACGCATCAGAATCTTCGATAGCTTCACCGAAGTTTTTCAAACGCCCGATAGATTCAACGAATTGTTGGGTGTAGTTTTGGATTACATCCGTCTCACCCTTCATGTAAGTGTATGCTTCTATTAGGGATCCGTACAGCATTGCCAGCGGCGCATTGACGCTTAGCCACGTAGTTCCCGCGTCTGCTTGCGCGGTTAAGCTGCTAGGACGGTAGAAATAATGTAGCTCTACGACATAGTTAGCATCGGGTGTCGGCGCTACCATGAAATTACTAATATCGTAGAACGAGTAATATTTTGGCGTGTCTTTTGCAGTTACATCTGGGTGATATTCCTGCAAGAAATTGACATCCTTGTAGAGTAAAAACTCTTTATTGCCACTATTGGTGACCGACAAAGAATACGGTGCCAAGAAGTCTGAAGGACAGTTAAGGTACGGATTACCATCCGTCAGTGTACCGGTTTGGTTACGACGGAAGAAATTAAGCTGGACACTTTTAAAAATGCGTTCTTCTGCACCTAAAATAAAGTTATTCAGGTTGTTTACGAAAGACGTTTCTGCATTTTCAGTGTAATCCTGAATAGCCTGACGTAATTGTGCCTTGGTATAACTCATGAAATCACCACTGTAACTGTTCCAACACGAGTCATGGCTTTAACGGCAATGCCTCGGTTCGGATAACCGCCAGCCCCAACAGGCACGGTTAACGCTTCTTTTATGTCTGGACGCGGATCTTTTAGCGCTTCAGAATCTGTCACGGATCTAGGCGTCAGCTGTGGGTGTTTAGCTTCCCACTCGTCTTTGCCCACAAGCAAACCGTTCCACTCACGCTTCATTTCGCTAAGCGGATAACGGAAACCTGAGCGATCTGAAATCCCCCAAGCGTGTTTACCTGCTGCAAACTTGCCCATTATCGATAACCTATGGCAGGTTGAACATTAAACGAAGCACGATCACGGTCCTCATCCAATGCGCGCTGGAACTCTTCCTCATAAATAGCTTTAAGCATCTGAGTCTTCTGCGGAATGCGCTTAATTGAAATGTAGTATGCCAAGCCTGCTGCTAAGCAAGGATACAAACGGAATGGAACGTCCATTGTATTTTTAGCTGTATCGGCATCCTGAATACGGGTCAACGCATCGTAATAGATAACGTCGGTGCTATTCTCAGGGGCAGGCCAGATCTTTAAGTTCGGTGTAATCTGACGGTCCAAAAAATACTGGCTAGGTCTAGCCGTCGTCGTTTTGTTTGGAATCGTAATGTAATCATTACGGCTGATACGTTCCATTGAATAGTCCGTACCATTACGTCTAACAACAACATTCAAGACGTCAATAACGTCAGTACCTAAGTCGTATTCACCGTCAGAGGTTGTCAAAGATAAGGTGCGCTGCTTAATCGTCCACTGGTTTAAACCACGGTTTGCCCACTCTGCCAGCATCAGGTTAAGCGAGCGCTTAGCTGTTTTCAGGTCGTAACCTGTTTTAACCTCTAAGCCACAACGCTCAAACGCCTCTTCAATGTAATCAGAGACGTCTAATTCAAAATTGGTACTGGCGGAAGTAGTCATGCTTTAGATCTCTTTTTCTTAGCTGTTTTTGCAGCCGCCTTAAAATCTGACGCTTTAGGCGCACCTTTAGAACCCGGCTTACGCATTTTCTCACCGCTACCCGCAGCAATGCGTGCCCTCTTACGGCGAATACTTTCGTATAAACCCGGCTTCTTCTTAGCCATTACGCACCCCAGAGTTTAGAAAGATGTGGCGCAATAAGGACTAAAACTACTAAAGCCCAAAGACGATTATCTAACTTCTTTATGTCGTCTTTAATCCCGTCAATATCTTTCTTGACGTGATCCATATTGTCCGACATACGTGCTTCATGCGCCTGTACTGCTGCCAACAACTCTTTAGTTGTAGGCGCTGCGCCTTTACCATTCATCACTTTTCTAGCTGCTCTTTTCTTAGTTACTTTCTTACCAAGCTTTGCAGCTCCAGTATCTTGCGCTGAACTTGTCTTTCGCTGTGTCACAAGAATGCCTCGCTCTAAAGTTTTTACGACGACTTGGTTGGTCCTTCTTGATAGACATGTTCGGATCACCGAATCTAACCAGCTTGACCTCATCGCCTTTTTTAGCCAAAACGGCGCTTTTCTTAGATTTACCGGGAGTTCTCTTTGGCTTGTTATAACCTGCAAAAGTCTCTCCTCGATATTCCAATCGACCCGAAGGTAACCGTTTAACGTTCTTAGTGGTAGCCATTAACGCATCTTGGTTTTTTTGAAACCTTTAACACATGCGCCATAACCTGCCGCACCACCCATCTTCATTTTTCTAACCGCACCACCGCAAGCATACGTACGCTCAGGATTCAGTGTTTCACCGGTAACCTCTTCGTACTTGTCTTCCGCAGTGTTGAAATACTCGTCATCCCATTGCTGTGTCGCAATACGACGAGCATCTTGACTAGACATGTTCGCGTTTGCTGCAATTTCTGCGGCTACACGATCAACATAAGCTTTTTTAGATTCCGCCATTAGAGCGTCTCCTTAACCAAAATACCTTCAAATGTAGCT